GGGAAAGAAGTGGAGAAAGAGATGAGGAGGAACCATTGAAATCGACAACTACATAAGCAGGCTGAGCAAAGCAGCGAAAGCCTACAAGAACAACGCCACCGGCTTCGTCGGCAACAAGAAGGTTCTTGACGAGCTTTTCTTTAAGGTGATTAAGCCTCTTACAGACACCTGGGAGAAGGGTGAGATCGCCTACCAGGAATATATCAAGATAGATGAGACACCAATAGACGTGGCTGGTGGTGGCAAGTGCAAGAGGTGCTATCGCTTTTTTAAAGACGGAGAAGGAGTAGAATACACCTTTGGAAAAGGATCGGTTACCAAAGTATGCAAGGTTTGCTATGGCAAGTTAACTAACAAACAAGGGACACTGACCAATGGTAAGTAAATACGAGATAAGAGCTAAGAAGGATTTGATAGCTGAGGGATGGATGGTCGACGACAAGAGAGGGATGTCACGCTGGTCCAGGAATAGAGATTTTTGGAACTTGTTTGATTTGGTAGCGGTGAAAAAGGGAGAGGGTTGTATTAGGTGGATATCTATTAAGGGAAGGCAAGGAATACCAGGAAAGCATAGGAAGGAAGTTGAGAAGTTTTACTTGCCTGAGAACAACATTAAAGAGATTTGGAGTAGGAGTCAGGGCAAGAAAGGATATTGGCACAAGGTGATAATAAAATGATTTATTTAATGGAAGTGGCGGCAATAGTTTATCTGATAGTATTGGTGAATAACTTGAGAAAGTGATAGAATAAATGAAATGGCAAGAACTCTTCAATATAAAACCGTCAAGGAAATGCAGATTAAAATTGACGAGTATTTTGAGTATTGCGACAACCGCACCAGAGAAATGCACTCCGAAAAACTAGGAGACATGATTGTCCCCGATCCTGAACCTTACACAATGAGTGGCCTGGCTTGGCATCTTGACTTGAGCAGACAGGCACTAATAGACTATGAACATCGGGATTTATATCTTGACGCTATAAAAAAGGCTCGCCAGAGAGTTGAGTATGATAATGAGAGAAGGCTTGTTGATAAGAGGACTTTTACACCAGGCATTATCTTTAACTTAAAGAATAACTTTGGCTGGAGAGACAAAACTGAAACAGACATAACCTCAGGAGGTAAACCCATACCTATATTAGGCGGACATGATACAAACAACAGCGACAAAGAGACTTCTTAAATTAAAGAAAAGGATACGGGGGGTGGCAGGGGGAACCTCAGCCTCAAAAACCATATCCATTCTTCTAATATTGATAGACTATGCTCAAACAAAAGAAAATGAATTGATTAGCGTGGTGTCTGAGTCTTTTCCTCATTTAAAGAGGGGTGCTATTAGGGACTTTTTACATATCATGGAGAGTCATAATTACTTTAAGCCCGAAAGGTGGAACAAAACTGATTTTGTTTACACTTTTGAGACGGGGAGTAAAATGGAGTTTTTTAGTGCAGATCAGCCAGGTAAGGTAAGGGGACCAAGAAGAGATGTTCTGTTTATCAACGAGGCAAACAATATTAACTATGAAACCTATACCCAACTTGAGATTAGAACAAGAAAGATAATTTGGTTAGACTGGAACCCGGTTCAAGAGTTTTGGTTTTATACAGACGTCTTAGGTAAGATCAATTGCGACTTTATCACCCTAACTTATAAAGACAATGAGGCTTTGGATAAGCAAGTGATTGAAGCCATTGAAGCTAGAAAAGAGAATAAAAACTGGTGGAGAGTTTATGGAGAAGGCTTGCTTGGAGAAGCCGAAGGAAGGATTTATGTGGATTGGAAGATAGTAGACGAAGTTCCTCACGAGGCAAGACTAGAGAGATATGGACTTGATTTTGGCTATACCAACGATGAGGCAGCGATTGTGGCTGTTTATTATTACAATGGAGGATATATCTTAGATGAGATTGTTTACCGCAAAGGGCTTTCCAACAAACAACTAGCCGACACTATTCTCAACCACCCCACAGCTCTAGTGGTAGCCGACTCGGCAGAGCCTAAGTCAATTGATGAGATTATGACATATGGGGTAAGTATTGTGCCAGCGGACAAGGGTCAGGGAAGTGTTTTGAGAGGAATAGATTATGTTCAAAGCCAAAGGATATCGGTTACCAAGAGGAGCTTAAACGTTTTAAAGGAGTATAGGAATTATATGTGGGAGAAGAATAAAGACGGGAATTATATCAATGACCCCTCACACTTGTTTTCTCATTCAATGGATGCCATAAGATACGCCTTAAGTTCTTTTAAAAAGACTGAGGCGGATGAGGAACTTCCTGAAGACAACCTGTTTGACGAAAGGGGGCTATATTGAAGTATGATTTAACAATTAGAGAAAGAAACATCGTTCCTCACATTGATATCGAGAAGGATATTAAAGAGACGGGAGACGGGTTATTCACATTTACATTAAGAGTTAATAATGGGAATATAGTAGATTATGTCAATTTTAAAAACATCCAACCCAAAGACAATATCTTTGGAAAAGTATCTGTTACCCAACTTGTCTTTACACGCAGCGATTGAGAAAGACTCTCAGTCGGTGGGGTATGGGGAGATAACCTATACCGTCATGGTTAAAAACGGTAAGGCAGACATGGGAACATTGTCAACTGTAATTAGGAAAAGAAAAAAGTATTGACAACGCTAAAAATAGCGAATATAATTGCTTATTGCTAATGACGCTCTAATGCGTGTTTACAGCTCCACAACTGTGGGGCTTTTTTTATGGCTATAAAAGACGATATACTAACCAAGAAACAGGCAGCGGAAGACTATTTGAGAACTAAACGCTCTCAGTGGGATACTTACGAAAAGCTATTTCACAACTCTTTGGCTGACAAAGTCTCTCAGGGGCAAAAATCACAAGTTTTTGATCCTAAGATATCAACCCTCATTACAGAAAGATCATTCAGGGTTATGGCACAACTACCAACCGGCAGGGTTAAGGCGATATCGAAAAATGACAATGGGTCTTCAAAGCTAATGAACCTTCTTTTGGAGAAATATGTTTTCCCCAACGCTAATAGTCAATATGACTTTTTAACTAAGTTAAGACTTATGGATTTATATTCCAATATTTATGGGAATTTCTTTGGGTTAGTTGACTGGAATGTTAATGGAAACAATGGCTATGTCGGTCCCGATATGTGGTTACTTAATATTAGAGATGTTTTTCCTCAGGTAGGGGCTGTGTCTTTAAACGATAGTGATTATGTCATCGTAAGAACATGGAGACCGCTAAGCTTTTTCGAGTCATTAAGGGGCAAGAAGGGGTATAAGAATATTGATAAGATTATAACCAAGCTAGAGAAAAAGACTGGAAGCAAAGACGCTAGAGACTCCGAAAGCACCTCCAAGAGAGAAGAGGAAGAATATCCTCAAGGGTCGTCAGCCAAAGGATCAGGATACTTTGAGGTTTTATCACACTATGAAAAGGACAGATGGATAGACTTTTCCACAGAGGCAGAGCTAGAGTTTAGAGATCAAGACAACCCACACGATGATGATACCCTCCCGGTATTTTGTAAATACTCACTTCCTTTATTGGACGACTTTATGGGTATGGGGGATATGGAGAGAGGCGAGTCTATGCAACAGGTTATCAATTCAGTTTGGAATTTATACCTAGACGCAGTTAAAATGTCTATCTTCCCACCAGCCTTAATCAACAAAGATAATATAGCTTCCATGAGTTCAATTAGGTGGGGAGCAGCCGCTAAATGGTTAATTAGAGGAAACATTAACAATGCCGTTTCTACCATTCCCCTATCTCCTCAAGGAATTCAAACATTTAATAATACTTACAACGTTGCCAATGCTAGCTTGTTAAATTTGTTTGGAACAACAGATACAACCGTGACCAGTGAGGTTGAAGCAGGGTTTGGCAAGACTCCAAAGGCATTGCAAATGCAAGCGGCAAGACAAAACAGTAGAGATGTATCAGATAGGTTCTTTATGGAACAGTTTTTATCCGGGGTTGGAAAGAAAATGGTCAACTTGTTAAGGAAAAAGTTGCCTTCAACAATGGCAATAAGATTATTTGAGGAAGAGATTACGCAATTAGCAGACGAGCATGAGGAAGTTGATGAGATGTATAACCGAGAAACAGGGAAACTAAACGCAGGGAAGGGGTTTGGAAGCACAACGTTTGACTATGAGGTTGTTTCTGGATCAAGCTATGCGGTAGATCAAAATGCTCAACAGGAAAACTTAATGATGTTTTTAAAAATGGCAACAGAGTCACCTCAATTATTGGAATTGGCTAAAATGGACGGATATACAGTCAAGGTGGGCGAGATTTTAAAGAAGATAATTGCCAATATAGGTATTCAGGATTGGGAAAAGCTAATTGAAGAGCCTGAGGGGGGCAAAGAAATGCAAGTTCTTGAGCAGGATAAACAAAAATTCATGCAAGCCTTAAGTCAAATACAAGGAATTAACCAAGTGCCCACCCAACCAGGGCAAATGGAACAGCAGGGAGGTGGAATAATTGGCTGATAATACTGCTTTAAGACCAAAGGCGTTTAATATTCAAACTTTTTTAGCTGAGGAAAAAGCGAGTGATAAGGGAGCAACAAAAGAGGAAGGACAATTATATGCCCTAACCAAAATGAATGGTTGGAGGGTGTTTACAGAATATACCCAAAGAGCAATGGATGAGTTAGATCAAATAAATACGGAAGCGATATCACAGGGTAAAAGTTTTGATGAGATAGGCAGGAATACTCTTGTTATAAGTTTAGCCAAAGATATTGTTCGCAAAATTATAAGCAAGGTTGAAGATGCCAAAGAGGCTTGTGAGCAACAAATCGACAAAAAGGAAAAATGAAGCAGATCAGGATGTTCTTGACTTTACTAGCCCAGACTTTTCGTTTATTCCTCAAGGAAGGCACACATATCGCCAAGAGGGTGGCTATTTGGTTTGCAAAAGTTGTGAAGTCCAGCACGCAGTTTGGATTGGAATGGAAAAACTTATGGTTGGAGAGGACGAAGAGGGCAACCCAATCATTAAGACTAGAAAAGAATTAGGATTGAAATAGACTCTCGGTTTTGAATATCAGAGCCGAGCGCCTATTAAAGCTCGGGACATCATCGCACGATCCTTAATCGGTGTGAAGAAAGGAGTCATCAAAATGGATGACCAACTAGACGAGGCGTTAACAACAGAAGGTGAGGAAGAAGTCACCACTGATACCACGCCAGTATCAGAAACAGAAGCTATCGAGGAAGTCGAAGCTCCAGCAGAAGAAGCCGAACCGACGGGTGAGGGGGAAGCTGAAGAAGCAGAGACGGAAACGAGTGAGAAGCCTAAAAAAGGGTTTTCTCAAAGGGTCAGGGAGCTTAATGCCAGAGCCAAAGAGGCCGAGGCTAAAGCAGAGTCGCTATCCCAGCGATTGGCGGAACTTACGGGCTCAGTAGAGTCCAGAGAGCAACTCTCTCAATATAAACCGCAGGTAGAGCCGGGATCAGAAATTAGCCCTGAACAGTATCAGACTGATGTTTTGCGAACGGCTGACAGTATAGTCGCTCTTCGATTGAAACAACAGGAGGCTGTAAACAGGATTAACAGCGAGTCTGGAGATGTTATGAAACAGTATCCAGAACTTGATCCAGAGAGTGAGTCTTTTGACAAAGAGCTTTCCGACGCGGTTATTGAAACGGTAGAGGCTAAGGTTTTAGCCAACCCGTATTCAGCATCAGTTAAGAGCGTTGTGGACAAAATGATGAAGCCATATCAAAGGGCAGTAACTAATGGAGTAGGCAAGGCTTCTGAAGGTCTGGCAAAACAGGTTTCAGAGTCCGCCCTCAGACCTACTTCGGTCCAAGAAAAGGAAAAGAGCGCTGAGGAAAAAACTATCGAGGAGCTCGAAGAAGACCTTGGCATAGTTCAAAATTGATTTAAATATTAAAAAGGGGGTGAATATATTATGGCAGTAGTAGGAAGTGGAATTTCTGGTGCGACTAACGTTAACACATCGTCAACCTTAGCTCAAGAAGTCAAAACGTATTACGAGAAAGTGTTTTTGAATAGAGCTGAATACGAATTGGTCTTGAAAGAAGGAGGACAGTTAAGAACGCATCCAGTAAACGAAGGCAGAACGGTAAACTTTACCAGATACGAGCCGCTAACAATCGTCACAACTCCATTAGGAGAGTCTTCAAATCCTGTGACCTGTGCGATTACCGCTTGCACCGTAGCAATGACATTGTCAGAATACGGTCTTACGGTTAATACCTCACGATTGCAATCTTTGGTTTCCATTGATGCAAACATGAAGGAAAAAATCGAATTGGTTGGACAGAATATGGGAGAAACCCTAAATAGGTTGATTAGATCTGAATTGCAAAACGGCACGGCTTATTATCCCAATGGACATCATGTCGCAAACTTTGCTGCAGGTGACGTTTTAGATGCTTGTAACATCAGAATGATGGTAAGAACATTGGAGCTTAATAAAGCTATGAAGTATCCTGATGGAATGTTTATCGGGAAAACCGACCCTTATTCTAAATACCGATTGCTCGGAGACAGCACTTGGATCAATTCCAAGACTTATTCCGATGTCAAGAAGTTGTATAAGGGAGAGATGGGAGAGTTATATCAAGTCAGATGGTTGCTTAACAAAGACGTATCTTCCGGAACTGAAGCAGCCTCTTTGGCAGCTTCGGCAGTAGTTAGGTTTTATACCTATCTTCACGGAGACAACTCTTTTGGAGCTTATGATCTTGAAAAAGACAAACCTAAACTCTATATCCTACCTAACGTAGTGGACTCGAACTCGCCAGCAGGGAGAATTTCAATAATCTCATGGGCTGGTTCGTATGCTTGCAAGATACTCAATTCTAATTGGGTTCTTTCAGCAAGGTTCGCTGCTTAAGGGTAGATACCTTGGGGGCACGATCATGACGACCCCCTTGGACTAAAGTTACTTGTTAAAAAAACATAATGAGCTACAAAGACGGAAGAGAATACGATTTAAACGAATTAAGAGCGGTAAGGACTAAAGACCCTACCCTAAAGAGGATAGTTGGGGAGGCAGGTCAAAACATTGCTAAAGAAAGTGGCAGAGTGAGATCAATGAGAGAAGCTCTAATTCGAGAACATCGAGCAGGTAGAACAGAAAACGTCAAAGAGATACATAGGGACATTATGAAGCGGTCCGATTACTAATGGACACAACTTTCAGAAGTAAGACAACAACGGGAGGGTCAACAGAGAGTATCCCGTCGGGAAGTGAACCAACGAGGGGAACAGAGGCTAAGGCCGAAGTTCCCTTCCTTGATTACCAGCAAGAACCTGGGCAGACGTTGCGATGGATACCTCAGCAAGGCTGGGCTGGAGTGGTAGTTACGAAATATAGGATAGCAATTTGACAATAGCAAGATGTTAGAATAGACTAATCTTAGAAAACACAGAAATGAAAGAATATCTTACGGGAGCATCAGGATTTTTAGGCAGAAACCTAGCAGAAAAACTTAAAGGCGAGGTTGTAACTATTCCTCATGCCGACATTTCCTTCACTATTTTAGAACCGTTTGATCGGTTCTTTTTTTTATCCGCCTATGGTAACATGTCTTTCCATGATGATGATGACATGATTATTAAAGCCAACCTTCTTGATTTGGTAGACATGGCGACTCAAGCCAAGAAGTTTGATTTTAAATCCTTTGTTTATGTTTCCACATCTTCAGTAAAACTCCCAAGGCAGACAATGTATTCAAGAACGAAAAGAGCAGCCGAAGAGGTTTTATTGGCATTGACAGAAAACACCGAACTTCCATTTTGTGTGATTAGACCCTATTCCATAACTGGAGTAGGAGAGCAGGAAGAGCATTTAATCCCCAAGCTTATAGACTCATGCTTTACAGGTAAAAACATGACTTTTGTTCCTGGACCAGTCCACGACTTTATAGACGTTACTGATGTAGCAGAGGCAATAATTAACCTATCAGAAGCCGGAGGCAAGGGAATTTATGAAGTAGGAACAGGAGTGGCATATACAAACCAAGACGTCTTGGATATAGTGGAGAACGCCACGGGCAAAAGAGCCAATGTTACCGTTGTTCCCAACTTAAGAGATTACGACTCTTCGGATTGGGTTTGCAAGAATTTTAGGGCAAGAACTCATGGGTGGCTACCAAAGAAAACGTTAGAGGACTCAATAGGAGAAATGGTGGAGGCATATAAAGATGCGAACTGAATTAGAAAAGAGATGTTTAACTTTGTCTTACGAGAACAGATTATCTCACCTATCGTCAGTATTAACTTCGGTAAACATAATAGATCATATTTACAATGTTAAGAGAAAGGACGATGTTTTTGTTTTAGGCAATAGTCATGCCGCCTTAGCCTTGTATGCGGTTTTGGAGAAGAATGGTTTGGCAAATGCTCAAGAGTTAATCGATAAACACGGAGTTCATGCCTCAAGAGATACTGAGCATGATATTTGGGTTTCGGGAGGGAGCTTAGGACAAGCGGAGACAGTTGCTATTGGGTTGGCTTTGGCAGATAAACAAAGAGATGTATATTTACTCACCAGTGACGGGGCGTGTGCCGAAGGGGCAGTTTGGGAGGCTTTAAGAGTCGCCAGAGATCAAAGACTTGAAAACCTAAGAGTTACGGTTGTAGCCAATGGGTATAGTGCTTTGGGCAAGGTTGACGTTGAAGACCTTGACAATAGACTCAATGCTTTTTATCCGACGCTTGTAGTCAAGGCTAATGTTTTTGATTACCCGGAATTCCTACAAGGATTAGAAGGGCATTATTGCGTTATGAATAGAGAACAATATGAGGAGGCAATGAATGGCTGAAAGACTTTTTCCCCAAGAAAGACACGACTCAATGAGAGGACATTTTGCAGCTGAACTTTACGAGCGTATGGCTGAGGACGAGAAGATATGGTTAGTTACCTGTGATTTAGGTTACAAAATGTTTGACCACCATTTAAACGATTTCCCCGAAAGGACAATAAACGTTGGAGCTTCCGAACAGGCAGGGGTTGGTATCGGAGTTGGTTTAGCCTTAGAAGGAAAGATCCCCGTTGTTTACTCGATAACTAATTTTATTCTATATAGACCGTTTGAGTTTATCCGCAACTATCTTGATTATGAGAAAATCCCAGTCAAATTGGTTGGGGCAGGAAGGGACTTAGATTATGCCCATGACGGCTACACTCACCATTCTCAAGACGCTAAAAAGGTTTTGGAGTGTTTCCCTAATGTGGAACAATTCTTTCCCGAAGGCAAAGAAGAAATGAAAGAGGTTATGGACAAGATGTTATATAACAATAAGCCTTCATTCCTAAGTCTAAGAAGATGAATATTAACCGATATCGTATCTATCGACACTCGATTAGCAGTTGGTTTCCTCCTGTTGATTTTGAAAGAGAACAAGACACAATTCCTTCTCTAAGCCTAACCGAGGCAATGATTAAGAAAAACGTTGGGAGTTCTTTTGCCACTAGCTGTTTTTTAAGCGGAGGAGTTGATAGCTCTTTGCTTGCCGCTATTTTAAAACCTGAAACGGCCTATGTAGCTGTCTTTGAGGACGATAAATACAACGAAGTTAAATTCGCAAGAAAAGTGGCAGACGATATTGGCTTCAACTTAAAAGAGGTTTTGATTACCCGAAATAGCTATACGTCTACAATGGAATACCTCATAAGAAGAAAACAAGATGGATTACACCCAAATGAACCATGTCTATATCTAGTGGCTAAACAAATGAAGAAAGATGGGCATATCTCGGTTATATCGGGAGAAGGGGCAGACGATATCTTTGGCGGTTACTCCGATCTTTTGCTAAACGAGGACAAGTATATGAAAGATAAAAAAACCTTGTTTAACCGCTATTCATATACCAAAGATCCCAAACTTTTAAAACACTTCAATTATGTTCCTAACATGGAAAGGTTTATTCTTGAGTATCATACACCAGGACTAATTCAAAGAGCGGAAAACGCTTGTGGTTGTGCAGGGGTTAAGGTCAACTTTCCCTATCTTAGTGGAGAATTACCACAACTAATGTGGGAAGCAAAACCAGAGTTTAAGAGAGAGAAAAGTCTTTTAAAACAAATTGCCATTAAGTATTTGCCCGATGAGATTGTTTACCGACAAAAGGTTGGCTTTCCTATTCCGGTTGAAGAGTGGTTCGGTGGGATCGAAAACTTCTTAAAATTTAACGTAGAAATATGGAAGAGCCTTTAATAGGATATACGGCAGGAGTCTTTGATATGTTCCACGTAGGACATCTTAGGTTACTTCAATCAGCCAGTAAGTTGTGCGATATTTTAGTGGTTGGAATTACGACCGATGAATTGTGCAAAGAGATCAAAAAGAAAAAACCAGTTGTTTCCTTTGAGCATAGAATGGAGATTGTAAAGGGATTGTCTTGTGTAGATGTGGTTATCGCTCAGAACGAAATGGACAAAGAGAAGACAATGAAAAAGCTACATGCAGATGTTTGCTTTGTAGGAGATGACCATTGGGACGAGGAAGATTGGATGGTCTATGAGGATAACTTTAAGGTTGTATATTTGCCGTATACGGTGGGAGTAAGCTCCACATGCCTAAGAAAAAAAATAATTTAAGCTACATACAACAATATCTTTTTGATAGTTACGACTACCTAGAGAAGTTGGGAGTTAAGCCGTTTTTAATAGGATCAACACTTCTTCAGTTAATAAGAAGCGGAGATTTTATCGAAAGACACCAAATGGACAGAGAGATCAACTTTGGGTGTTTGGCAGAAAATTTAACACCAGAGAGGCTAGAGAAAATAAGAAAGGACAACGGATATTATGAAACTATTACTGGGTTTGCTTTGGGAGGAATTCTTTTTGATAAACTCTCAAGAGACCCCAAAAGACAAGAACCCTGGGGAAGAAAGGCATTTACACTTTTAGTATTGTTTTATCCGACGGAATATAAAAGATTTGAGGATTTGGGAGCAGGACGTTGCTTGTCTTGGAACAAAGAGCATCTGGAAAAGTTTGATCATATTATTTGGAAAGGGAAAAGGTTAAGAGTTCCCTCAAATCCAAAAGATTGGTTGAGTCATTACTTTGGTAAGGATTGGAGAAAGGAAAAATTGGATTGGCATTGGGCAAAAGACGCCAACAACTTTGAAGCTATTGTTAGTCATTATAATTTAAGCAAAGGATAAAAAATGAAGAAAAAGACAGAAATTCCAATGGGGGCATTATTTTACCCCATGAATAATACCTTCGACAATCTCTTTATTCCCTATATTTACAAGGAAATATACTTCGACGGTGTTTATACTGATATCTTAAATGCCCAGAAGGACATGGTGATTGTAGACGTTGGGGCTAATGTTGGTATAGTTACTGATTTTATGAGAAAGTGTGCCAAAAAGATTTATTCAATAGAACCGGCAACAGCCAACTATGAGGCGTTGGTTAAAAATAAAGAGTTTAATAAGTGGGATAACGTTGAAACCTTTAAGTTGGCAATAGCCGACAAGGACGACGAAATGGTTTTATATCACAATAACCATAACTCAACGAGTCACTCCCTAACCATAGACTTCCAACAGGGCGGAGAAGTAGTAAAAACAATGAGAATGGATACTTTTTTCAAGGAGAATAAGATAGATCAGGTTGACTTTATGAAGTTTGACGTCGAAGGGGCAGAGGACATAATTTTAAGAAGCGATGGGTTTAAGGCAGTGGCAGGAAAGATTAAATCTATTATGATTGAGTTTCACCATGCCAATTGGCAAGAATTGGTTGAACACATGATTGGAATGGGATATCAAGCCAGAAGATACGAGTCAAGCGCCATAATTGTTTTGTTTACAAGAACATGAAGGGAGAGAAAGTCGTTTTCTTTACCATAGCCGATGACAAGTATTACTATCCCGTAGGGACTCATATTCTTGTTAATTCTTTTAAAAGGTTTCACCCCGACATTGATTTGGTTGTTTTCAGACAAGACATGATTGATAAGGTCTTTGCCGAACACGAGATCAACTTTTATATGGCAAAACCAACCTTTGCCAAGCTCTTAACGCCATACTATGACTTAGTTGTTAATATAGACGCTGATACGGTTATAACTGGAGTGCTTGACGAGGTTTTTAAGGATGACTATGAGGTTGGGGCAGCTTGGAATTATAACGGGTATGAAAATGCTAGCTTTCAAAATATTACCGAAAAGATGTATGTTCAAGCTGGTTTAGTCGGATCAAGAAACAAAAGGTTTTGGGATATTTGGGAAGAAGCCAATAAGGACGCCATGAAATACATGAGGCAGGAAAACGACATTCTTAATCTTGTTTGGTATAACAATCCTGAGGTTAAAAAAATGAAAAGGAAGATATATGACAAGAAAAAGGACTACTATGGGTGCAAGAGCTTGGGCAAAGAGAGCAAATTTTACGTAGAAGACCGAGTTTTGCAATTGGGCGATAGGGGAAGCAAAACAGTAACAAAAGCCTTGATGTGTGACGGCGAAGTGGTTAGAGCATACCACCATGCTAAGGGAGCAGGGGCTTTACCTAAACTCCAGTTTAATCAAATGGGGTTTAATAAGGACGTTGTTGATTTTTTGAACATTGTTGGTTATTGGGGTAAGTCGGAAAGGTATGGGTCTATATGAAGCCATATAGTATATACACCCCTCCATTCGACGTTACATCGGGTGGCATTAGGGTTATGTGGGGATTGTATGGTTGGCTATTGGCAAAGGGACAGATTGCCTATGTTAATGCTAAATACGAAAACCCAAACTTTGTAGCCGTATATCCTGAAATTGTTAAGGGCAATCCTACGGAAGCTAAAACAGTCGTAAGGTATATCCTAGCACCACCAGGTGAAATGATGGGGAGTATAGACAAACCAGAAGAGGGCGATATTGTTTATAGCTTTTCTAAGTTCATATATAAAGTAGATGATGACCACACCATGTTTTTGCCAATTCTCAATACTCACCTATTTAAAGATCAGAAAAGAAAAAGGACTAAAACCTGTGTCATAGTCGGAAAAGGTATTGATACCAATCTTCATCCTGACAATGCCATTTATATAGATAGGATATTGGCTCAAGATCAGCAGGCATTAGCAGATCTTTTGAATGAGTGCCACATCATGTATTGCTATGACTACCGAACCGCTATGACCGAGATTGCCAGATTGTGCGGTTGTCGGGTGGTTATTATCCCTTCTAAGTTTACAAAAGAAGAATTTGCGGAGTATGAGCCTGGAATGAATGGGATTAGTTGGGGAGACAAGGAAGAGGTTAAACTAGACACCGAAGCATTTAGGGATCATTATAAAGGATTAATTAAAACATTTAGCAAGAAACTCGACCTTTTTATTGGAGAAACTCAAAAATGAAATACAAAATATTTGCTGTTCCTAGTCACCAGACGGAAGAGAGGACGAGTGGAGTCGACTTTGCTAGAGTTCTTCAACCAGCTAAGTATTTAAATGGATACAGGGATAAGGACGTTGAGTTTAAAGTTGATATTTTTGATATCAAGGACAAAACAGATTGGCATGAAGTAGCAAGGAGTTATGACGCTGTTTTTCTTAATTACACCACCAACGATTGGGGTTTTGCTCACATGGGTTGGGCAATAAGAAGAGAGGGTAAAAAGATTATCCTTGACATGGACGACGATCTTTGGGACGTTTTACCCGATAACTTTGCTCACCAAATGTTTAAGAAGGGCGGGGATGGAATTAAAAATGTTACGGCTATTTGTAACGAAGTTGATTTAATCACTTGCACGAATAGGTATCTTAAGAACGTAATAATGCACAATACAAGGAAGAACGTTGATCAGGTAGATGTCTGCCCCAATAGAGTTGATCTTGACCTTTATGCTCACCGACCACCATTTAAGGATAATCACGAAATTGTTTTGGCTCACTTTGGTTCGTCTAGCCATTTTGTTGATCTTCAGGAAAAAGAGTTTGAAGAAGGTATAAACATGGTTTTTAAGGAGTTTCCCAATGTAAGACTTAAGACAGTGGGAGCTTTAGTTCCTAGATACAAACAGCGATGGGGAGAAAGATACGATCACGGGTTTGGCGATGTTGATGTTTATAAGTGGATTAAAGAGAAGTTCCCTTTATTTATGGACGAAACCGACATCATGGTCGTGCCTCTAACGGAGAATACTTACAACCGATGTAAGTCTGCAATTAAGTTTTTAGAGTCCTCTTCGGCAAAGAAACCCGGAGTTTGGCAAAATATTAGACAATACCGAGAAGTGGTTGAGAATGGCAAGAATGGCTTTTTAGCTACCACCGCCTTTGAGTGGTATAGTGGCATTAAGAGCTTGATTGAGAAAAAGAGCCTTAGAAAGAAAATGGGAGAGGAAGCATTTAAGACCGCTTCCAAGTGGCAAGCTAAAGACGGAGCTGAAGAATGGGCAAAGGCTTTTAAAAAGGTCTTGACAACGCCAGGGAATAATAGTAAAGTTTAATTAGTTCGTAGGATATACGAGGCTATACACCTGAACTCCTGATTTGCTTTGTGCGAAGAGGGAGTTTTTTTATTGTTTAAAAAAAGGAGAAAGCATGGCTAGAGTTAAAATGGAAAAGGTAAAAAAATCAACCGTAAAGGAAATGCTTGCTGGACTGGAAGCATCTATTAACATTCTCAACGATCAAGTAAGACCTGTTGGGGATAAAGAAATTGAAGCTTGGGCAAATATTAAAAGAGTAGTTTCTGAGGCAAAACAGAAATAATAGGAAGTGCTTTTTTAAGTCTTTTGATAATTTTTGGCATATAGACACGCTTTAGAACAAGAAGAACAGAAGCGACAATGGCGATACTGAACCAAATCATAGAGTATCCGCTTTGAAAGAGAATAACGTCAAAAATGAGCATAAGAGCAAACCAGACGGAGATAATTAGGCAAATGGCTAGATAAACAAATTTTAAAAGTTTGACAATAAAACGAAAGATTATAAACATTATAGGTTATTATAACATATAAGGAGAACCATGGGATTTTTAGATTCATACTCTG